CCGTTTTAGCAGGAGTTGCTCAAGCAGTTGGGGTTTTAAATTCGGCTCCAGGAGGCGGGACTGCTTCCGTTCCTAGTGTAAATGTTCCAACTTCAGCAGCAGCAGCTCCTTCATTTAATCCAGTTACAACTAACACCACAGAACTAGGAGGGACAGAACAAGCAGAGTTAGCACCTATTCAAGCGTTCGTAGTAGAGACACAGATAACGGGCAATCAAGAGAACGTAAACCAAATAGAAGGGCAGGCAGAGTTTGGCGGTGGATAAACAAAACAAATTAAACTCTATTTAACAGTATGGAAAAGTTCCCTTTAATTGATATGACAATAGACGAGCACGAGGAGACTGGTGTAGATTTCATTGCACTAACTCCGAGCCCTGCAATAGAGAGGGAATTTATGAGCTTCTCTAAACAAACGCCTCTAGAGTTCAAAGTAGAGGACGAGGAGCAGCGTCTAGTTATGGGTGCTATTATGGTTAGTAATTTGCCTATCTATCGTAACGACCCAGAGCACGGAGAGTACTATGTACGTTTTAACTCTGACGCTATTAAAAAGATAGTTCATAGGTATTTTAAAAACGGCTACACTTCTAATGTTAATCTAGACCACACCACTAAAACGGACGGAGTCTACTTAGTGGAGTCGTTTATAATTGACGAGCGTAAACCAACTCCTAAAGGCTTCAGTAAGCTACCAGACGGGTCTTGGTTTGGAACTATGAAAGTAGATAATGACGAGGTTTGGCAGCAAATCAAATCGGGCGAATTTCGCGGCTTCAGTATAGAAGGAATCTTCACGGATTCGGCTAAGAAAGACCTAGACAAAAAACTGATTGACTCAGTTATTAAAGTCCTCTCAGAGTCGTAAAACTCAACACCTTTTAAGTCTTTCTATTTAGTAGCATAAACTGCTAAGTAATGAAAGACAACAAAGACCTCTTTTCTAAAGAGAACATCAAAGCCAATCTATCTAAGATTAAGGTAGCACTAGGCGTTGAAGATGACGCTCCAACATCAGTTGAGCTAGAAGATATCAAGAAAGTAGACGGAACTATTTTAAGAATAGAGCCCGCTATCGAAATTGGTGCAACTGTTCAAGTAATTGGAGAGGACGCAGAACTAATTGAAGCTCCAGACGGTGACCACGAGTTAGAGTCTGGCGATGTTATCAAAACTGAAGGCGGTGTTATTATTGAGATAATGGCAGTTGAAGTTGAGGAGGAAGTAGTAGAGGAGGAGATGTCAGAAGAGACTCCAGAAGTTAAAGCTCAACCTATAGACGTTCAAGCGTTGACTGATAACGTAATGAACAAACTAAACGAAGCACTTAACGATAAAATCAATAACCTAAAATTTGCGGCTATTGAAGAGGTTGAGGCACTAACCAAAAGAAACAAAACTCTCACCGAGGCAGTTTCTGAGTTAGTGGGTATAGTTGAGCAGTTCGCAGGAACACCTAGCGAAGAGCCTACTAAGAAGGTTAAGAACCCTTTCAAAAAAGATTCAAAAGAATTTGACTTCAGCAAAATTGGAGCAGCTTTAAGAAACAATAAAAAGTAAATAAAAATGAGTTTTAACGTAGGTGGATTAACTGCATACACCGCAGAAAATCAATTTGAATTGATGACTGCGACAGTACTAGGTGCTAAGATGATGAGTCTAGCAACGGTAGTACCAAACATTAAAGGAGCTTCTAAGCTTCCTCAACTAGCCCAGTCTGTTATCTTTCAAGATGACGCTTGTAGCTTTGACGCTTCTGGTTCTACAACCATTACGCAAAGAACAATGACTCCAGGTAAAGTAAAGATTAATGACTCTTGGTGTCCAAAAGACCTAGAGCCTAAGTACTTGTCTGCAGAAATGGCAGCAGGAGCACATCACGAAAGTGTAACTCCAGAGTACGTTTGGTCTGCTATTATGGGAGAGTACACTAAACAAGTTGCTAGAGATATTGATATAGCAATCTGGAAAGGTGAAGACGGAATCGGAGCAGGTAATAACGGACATTGGGACGGTTTCGTAACTCTACTTTCTACGGGAACAACAGACGCTACTGGAACTGTAACGGATGTTACTGACCACGCAACCGCAGACGAAATGATGTTTAACATTTACGATGCTGCTGCTCTTGCGGGTCTTACAGACTTCGAAGATTTTACAGTATTTGTAGGTTATGACGCTTACGCTGCTATTGTACAGTCTCTTATTAGAGGCGGTTCTACTTACGGTGCAATGCTTAACAACGGAATGAACGGAGATGCTTCTCCAGATTCAGCAGTTGAAGGATTGAACTACCTAGGTACTGGAATGAATGTAGTACCAGTTGTAGGATTGAACGCAACTAATAAAGTATTTGCAGGAAGACGAAGCAATTTTTTCGTAGGCGTTGACGCTGAAAGCGATTTCGAGAGCCTTGAGTCCTGGTGGAGTCAAGATGACCGTGTCGTAAAAATGGCGATGGAATTTAAAATTGGCTGCCAAGTAGCGTTTCCTTCTGAAGTAATTTCGGTTCAGCCGTAATAATTGAATTAACGGGGAGGGTTTCGGCTCTCCCCATTACCTTAAAAAGACTATAAATATGGCTTGTGCTTTAACTACTGGATTCTCATTAGATTGCAAAGATGCAATAGGAGGACTGAAGTCTGTAAGGTTTGCTTCTTTGAGCGACTGGGAAGCTCTAACCCCTGCTTATGCAACGGGTGCGGTGACTTTCGGTACTGCTTCTGCAAAGTTCTACAAATACGAACTAGACAAAGAAGAGAGTTCTTTTAACGATGACCCAACTCCAGGAAGTAACAAAGGAACTTTGTACTATGTTCCTGCTATTACTTTCATCCTATCAAAACTAGATGTTGCTAAACGTAACGAAATGCAGCTACTCGCAAAGAATAGAGTAGTAGCAATCGTAGAAACACGAGAGGCCACACCTACCTACTGGGCAATTGGCGTAACAAATGGCCTAGACCTATCTACGGGAGTAGCAGGGTCTGGTGTTGCTGCGGCAGATTTGAACGGTTTTACAATGACGTTTACGGGCTTAGAACCCGACCCTATGGTAAATGTTAGCTCTGGAGACTTAGCTAATATTACCAATCCATAAAAAACTATCTCTGTTTGTTTTCATTTAGGGCGGCTTTTAGCCGCTCTTTTTGTTTACTTTTATGACACTCGTTTCGAGTAGTGCCTTGCCGCACAAGTGGGTTTGCCTCACTTAGCCCCGTCTTCGGATGGGGCTTTTTTAATTAAAAACACTTTTGTATATTTGCTATTTATTACTATATACTTCGGTGTTAAGAGAGTTGACCGAAGGTGCTAGGCAAGGCATAAAAAACCCCAACCAAGTTTGAAGTATTGTAAAGCCCTAATCCGTGCAATGACGTCCTACTGTCAACACGGTCAATAATACATCCATTGTATAGGTGATGTTTAAGTAAGGGGTGAGATAGTTGGTCGATGGAATGGAAGTTCTTTAGACCAGATTTAGAGTTTCTATACTTAATACTCTATTGAGGAGACTATCTTCTAAGTGCTTACCAACGTACTTCTATTAGGATGTATGAATAGAGTAGGTGTGTCCATTAAACAAAAAACAAGTATTTCTATTTAGTTCTATAAACTATAACTATGGCAACTTCATTAACTCCCGCTACGCTTACTATCACACACACAGAGTCGATTCTTTTAGGCGGTTCTGACAGAGGCTCGACACACACCCAAACGGTTGCAAGTGTTGCAGAATACACAAATAGAATTGTGAATATCGGAACTGCTGAAACTGATATAGTAGGCTTTGGCTCTGCTAACGGTCAAGGTTCTTATGTTCGGACAGATGTTAAGTATATGCGTTTCTCTAACCTAGACGATACTAACTATGTTATTATAGGAGTGTCTAAGACTAGCAAAGATACCGCTTACTTCAAGCTAGAAGCAGGCCAGACGTTTATAATTAATAATGACGAGTTAAAAGTAGACGCAGCAGCAGGAGCTTTTACTGCATTTGTAGAGGCTGACAATATTAGTGCTTCGGCTAACGGAGCAGCAGTAGATATAGAGTTTGCAATAGCTTTAACTTGATACGTATAACTCAAGATACGATTAACACGGTAGTAATAACCACTACTGAAAAAGGAACGGCTGAACATTATCTGTTTAAGTTTTGGAACTTCTCCAGGAACACGGCTTCCTATTGTATTGCAAACGATACGTCTGCTTTTCAAAACAGATATAACGCTTTTAGCATTACAGACCAACCTAGCCCAACACCAACCGCAGGGGAGGTAGACCTAGCAACGGGAGAACATAAATACTTTGTCTATGCTAATACTAATGCAACTAATTTAGACCCTACTGGGTTGACGCTTTTAGAGTCTGGAATATGCATAGTCACGGGAACTGAAACAAGCCCTACAGAATACGATAATACTGCAACCTACACGGTGTACAATGGATAAGACGTTTATAATAGATTTAGCTGCTCAGAAAGTGCCGCAGTTTAAAGAGGTACGGTCTAAGGATTGGATTATGTACGGGGTAGAAGCTCCTTATAAAAACCGATACCCAGAGTATCTACTAGACTTGTTCAATGCAAGTGCCAAACATCACGCAATAGTTAAGGGTAAAGTAGACTACATTGTAGGTAATGGTATAGCAATCCACAAGGACGGCTTAAATACCGAAATGGTGGCACGATTAACGCAGTTAGTTAAGTCTCCAAACGGTAAAGAAGACCTAGACGCACTACTCTATAAGATGACTCTAGACCTAGAGATTTTCGGAGGCTTTGCACTAGAGATAATAGGTAACCAAACACGGCAAAAGATAGCTGCTATTTATCACGCAGATTTTTGTAAGTACAGAAAGGCAAAAGATAAGGACGGTTACTACTATTCTGACGAGTGGAATAAAACAAATCCGAGTGTAGAGTACATCCCTGCGTTTGACCCTCAAGAGGTCGGGGGTAAATCGCTGCTTTACGTCAAGTCTTACCACCCTCAGAGCCAAGCCTACCCGCTTCCTGGATACTTGGGCTGCGTTCCCTATATTGAGATAGATAAAGAGCTTGCAAACTACCATCTTTCTGCCATTTTAAATTCTTTTCAAGGCGGTAAATTGCTTTCATTTTTTAACGGGCAACCTACCGAAGAGGAGCAAAGAACCATAGAAAAAAAATTAAAGCGCAAATACACGGGTACTGATAATG